AGCAACATCCACAAGAGCTTAGGATGCTTTTGTAAAAGTGCCCAATGTTTATTAAAATACTCGTTGACAGTTAGCAAGTAATGTTGTTGGAGCTCAACGTTATTAGTTTTTACATTACTAATATAACGATTCATAATAAAAAATTCGCTCTTAAGAGCCTTGCGTTGCTCTTCATCAAGCTCGTCCCATAGCCCTATATAGCCGCTATCTACGGCCGCCATTACTTCTTTAATTGCTAATTTTTCTGCCATTAAACCTTATCCTTACTCAACTTGTATATCATTATAGCACGATCTAGGGCCTTTTGTAAAGTGATATTGGTTTTTGCTTCTCGCCGAATTTCACCCCACAATTTACTTTCTCGTATGTGTTCGACTAACGGTCTGCCGTCATCGGTGCGTGGATCAGGTTTATCTTCCATTTCGTATTTGTAGCCAATTAACTTACGATCAGTTTCTCCAAACTCGCGAGCGTACACTTCATCGCCGTTGCGTTCATAAATGTAAGTTGCTCCTGGTTTAAGACTGCCCATATTATAATATCTTACTTAAATCAATAATTTCGCTTTGACGGCTAATTTCCTTACAAAAATAAGCACAGTCTGGTTTTTCATTTGTACTAAGTGGAGTAGCAAGCAATTGATTATTTTTCATCTTGGGAAAGTACCATTTGACATCATTATAAAAATTTACAATTTCAATCTTCTTAAACTCAACTCTAAAACTGCTAAGTGGATTAAAAATTAATGCTTCAAATCCTCGGTCATTTAAGCTGGTTAATGGTAAAATTTCAATATCACAGCCGCTTGAACTGTCACCTACTGCTATGTGCCAATCGATAGGCATTGTAACTTGTTGACCGCCAATATTAAGTACCATTGCCGGTGCATTAAACGATTCTAAGAATATTAATGGCATAAAGAAAAAGTCTGGTTCTTTAGGATCACTGTTATCTAGCACAGCAAATCTACATTCCTCGTCTACTTCCTCTGGAAGATTATCCAGTAAAAATGTTTTGTTCTCTAATGTTAATATCTGCATAATTCCTTATCGTTGCCAATCCGTTTTTTCAATAGTAAACGGATATTTGGCGTCCTTATAAAATTTCTTTCTTTCTGTAAGATGCCGTTTTGCATACTTACAGGTACTGGTTATGTCCCAGATTTGTACGAAGTCTTTGTCTTCTGCTTTCCGAATACCTCGTCCAATTGACTGTATAACGCGAACAAAGCTCTTTCCGGGCTCAAGAAGAACCATATTAAAAATCCTAGGGATATTAATACCAACAGCGGCCACACCAAAAGTCGCCACAATAATCTTGTTATCATTCGTTTTAATTTCGTCATATTCTTCTTTTCTATCTTTGGTTTTGACCTCGCCCGAGATAAACACTGCCTCTGGTATTTCATTTATTATGAATTTGCCTGAATCAATTCTATTGACTAGAACTAACGTATTGCCTGATTGGGATATTGTTTTAATTAGCTTGCTTAGATAAATCATCCTGTCTTCGTCTGTAACAAGATATTTTAATTCTTCTGGGTAACTGCTAAATTCTTTTAGGTCCATTAACTGCACTACTTTAACGTGACAGTCACTTAGTACACCTTTAGTTTGTAACTCGTGTGCTTGTATGCTATGTATAACTGGCCCAAGGCTTGCAAAGATAGCTTCAAATTCGTGTGCTTCTTTAGGAACAGTTCCTGTTAATCCCCATCGAATTGGTGCATTGCATAAGTTCTGCGTAAGTAAATTCTTCAGCACTTCTGCTTTGGCCATGTGTACTTCATCGACAATAACTGTCTTAACACCATCGAGAAATTCTGCTAGCGTGACGATGTCATGTTCTTGATTCTTTGATTTCTTATCCAATATGTTAAGGCTCTGCCACGTGCAAATCGTATGCGTTTTATTGAGGTCCTTCCTGTCGCCATAATAAACTCCTACATCTAAACCACAGTTAATAAAATCTTCTTCTGTTTGTTCTACCAAGCTCTTGTTAGGTACGATTGTGATAGTGCGACCAAAGTTTTCGCACAGTTTACTCAAGGTTGCAGTGATAATTGTCTTACCCGCACCAGTAGCCACTTCCTGCAAAGCCTGGGGATTTTTAAGAAAATTGTTAATCACATCCAATTGATAATCACGCAACTTGATAGGCTGTCCTGCCTGTTGATGACCTTTTGGCCAACAGCGTTCTCCCCAGAAATCTTCAGTAACTTCTGGAAATGCCAGCTTGATTGGGTCGCGCTGGTCTTCAACTTCTTCTAGTGAAATCCCTAAGCCATGTAGTATTTGCATGACTTTTTCCAGCTGATTCAAATAGCCGTTACCGCCGAGTCCAAATAGACTTACAGTACCATCCCAGCGACCCAATTTATATGCAGGATGGTATCTAGCGTATGGGGCGAAGAATTTAAATGCGTTTGCTAATTTCTTCCGTGCATCTAACTCAAGACCTTCTATCTTGATGTTGACTTCATCTTTAATGACTAATTTTACAATGCCCATGTGCTGGTAGCCCATCCTGTGTTGTTGTCAAATATACTTGGTTTATCCGAGTATGAAATAATTAAATCGCAACGATTGCTGTAAACGGCAGACTTGCTATGACGCAAGTTACTACCTAACACTATAACACTTTTTGGTGCCCAATTGCAATCTTTTAGAAAGAATTTGGGTAATTTCCCGGCTTGTATTCCAGCAACCATAGTGTCACTATTCATGGGTGAATTGTAGTGGTTGTCCTGGATGAATGAATTAAAAACTTTACCAGTTGTGTCGTTTTGCAATCTGAAGTATATTCCAACACCCTTGGAAATTTCATTTTTTTCCAAGGAATTTTGAAGATTTTGTAAATTTCTAGTACATGACTCTGCACTATGACTATCAAAAATAACCAATAGTGGTAAACGATTAAGTTCTTTCAAACTTTTAATCAAATCAGGCAATGCATGTGAATTTGAGTCAATCCATAATTTTTGCTGTGTTCTGTGAGCTATGAGATTTATCAATTTTTCCGGATTTTCTCGGGTTTTTTCGGTCAAAAAGTGAAATCGTGTTTTTCGATCCTGAACTATCAGTCTGTTGGTCAAATTTTCATGACCGATGTCATCGACCAATGCTGTTTGTATCAAAGGATACAAATCTTCCCCAAAAATGAATTTTTTACATTCAGTTTGAAATTGCCATTTTTTGATAATTTCGTAAAAATCGGTGATTTTTTGGTCAAATTCAAATTTATGTGATTTAAGTAAATCCACTACTCCGACTATGTTTTTTTCAGCTAGGTCAACGCTGATAAGTTTGGTGCTGTGTACAGTAATACTACCTTCAATGACTTTTCCAATGGATTGCAAAACTTTTCGTATGGTTCCATTAGGTGCATATTCGATAAAAATCGCCGGTTCTTTGTCTTTTATGGTTTTTATATAGACTTTTTTCGTAGTGTCCACTGCACGGAATCTTTTGGACCAGGTGGGAGAAATTAAAATATTTTCAATGTCAGATTCAATGTTTAAAAATTTACTACTGTATTGAGTAAGCAATTTTAGCAATAATCGACTTTGATTTTCGGTGATAAAAACCGAACTAGATACCGCAGTAGTCAAACTACGCAATACTTTGGAATCTCGGGCGGGTAAAAATTCTTCTATCGTCGGAGAAGTATAGGAAGTAATTTTTAAAAGTAAGTTATCTACAGTTATCATACTTTATATTATACAGAGTGTGATTACAAAAGTCAACACTTTTGTATAATATAGTTATTTAAAGTGTTGCGTCTTCCATACCAGCAGTACGGAGTTTAATCACATTTGATAGTTGCCATTGCTTGACATCTAGTCCTTTGGTAATGCCTAACCATTTATTACGTAACAGAGCAAATTCGTTAATGATTTTTTCAAAGTCTACAACGTCAGCTTCACCTTCGACGAACTTTTCACAGTCCCTCGAAGATAACGCTCGTTGATAATTTTCTAAATATTTGCGAAAATGTTGGCTTTTCAAGCGTCTAAGTTCAATATGCAAATACTCAAGGATAGCTTCAATCTCTTGAAGTTGACTAAATCTCTGTTCAACAATACCAGGCATTGCCGCGGCCGCCCGTTCGATGTTGCCTTTAATATTCGTGTCTTGACGTGCCCCAATTAACTCATCGTTAAAATAGGACACAGCGTCTGGAATATAAGAAATGTCTTTGCTAACCTTGGCATACCACATATTATTCTAACTCTTTATAGTCATCATCTTCGTCGGACTCTTCATCCAAATAGTATTCAATCGCTTGATCTAATACACTGTCGACTCCTGTAGCACCTTCCAATACTCGGTCACTAGTACCAAAATCTGCTAGTAAGTCGACATAGCGTTCAGCCGCTACTTCGATAATTTTCTTGTCAATGTACTCACTAAACAAGATCCAGATATCTGCTATTTGCGTTTCATTCAACATCTTCTACTGTCTCCTCGGGAATGGTTGTAGTTGTTTCAGGTTTGATATGGAATTTTGCCATTATCATATCTAATTTATCATCTTTCCATTCCTTTCGGTAGAATTTGAATTCTTCGCCTGTCTCTGGATCAATCCACTTCAAACGATTGCCTTCTTGTTTTAGTAGTCCTGCTTTCTCACACATGTCTACCATTCCACTATACGGATTCATACCTGTTTCGTATGGAATTTTAATCTGTACAGTTTCAAAAGGTTTACTGTAACGAGTCTTCATAATCTTACAACTAGCACGAATACCCATGACGTCTGATACTTTATTGCCATCCTCATCCTCTTTAAGTTTGAGTTTTTTCATAGCAACAACAATAGAACTTGCGTAAACAAAACCTTGTCCACCGCTAATCTTATCGTCTGGGTCAAACATGTCTTGGCTTGCGTAAGTGTGATTTGTACAAACCATACCTACGTTATAACTACCGAACATGTTAACACAATTACGAACAAGACTTGTAAGTGCTTTAGGTTTACGGCCCATGTCTCCCTTCATATCACCAGCTTGGAACTGGTTAATGTCGGTAGGGGTAAGCAACATACCCAATGAGTCTATGACAAATAAGACTTTAGGACGCTCTGCCATTTCTTTGTACTCTTTCATGAATTCATGAATGGTTTTAGCCA